ACTCCAGAGACCACGGTCCCAGATAACCACAGGTCCTGAAATTACACAGGCCTACATCCAAGCGGCGAAGGAGTTTCCGGGTAACCCGAATGCCCTCGAAGTCATAGCCACGCTCCCGGATCCAGTAACCCCGATAAACATGAGATCTGGAACGGGTAGACTGGCCCTTTATAACCAGCTTGGCGTTCGTTTTGGAGAAGCCACACAAGCACCGCCTGGGTTGCCGGATAATCCAGCACCCCAAGAGGTTACCGACAGGGCTTCCTCAGTAAGAGACTTGGATGCAAGCTCCATACAAGAACGTATATTTGCAGAGGGTCTAGCTAAGTCAGCCACACCTCTTGGAGCAAGCTTGCGGCCAAGCTCTGCAAATACCCTGGCAAAGCAACTAGTCGTAGTTGGTGACGCCTTAGACAAAAAAAGGAAAACGCTGGACGACGCTTTAGCAGATTCAGACGGAACACAAATAGGAGAAACCGTAGGAAAGACTTTAGATACAATTGCAATGCTGGACCGGCTGGATGCGCAGATGATTATTTCCGGACTTCCGGGATTTGTTCGAGGTCCCCTGGAGGTGTTTGCCAAGGGCCGACTGGGTATAGACGTGGGCGCTTGGCTCAGAACGGAGGAAGGCCAACGGGCCGCTAATGAACTAATGGCAAACCTTCCTCTTTTACAGAATTTTGTCGGCCGTGAACTTTTGAAGGGAACGGGAGAACAGCGCATCTCCAACACAGATTTGGAAGGTGCCAAAGCTACTTTAATTAACATAAACAAGTCCGGGAGCTTTAACGAAGACCAGTTACGGGCACTGAGAGGCTATCTCGTAAACAGCGTGACGCATTCGTTGGAATATGTAGGGGCCTATAGCCTTCCCGAAAGGACCTTAGAGCAAGCTGCTCAACTAGGTATTGATGTAAAAAGTATCAAAGGCCAAAATGGTTTTTATAGTCCTTATCTTAGAGACCAAACATATGCGGTAACCGGGCACCCGGTGCCAAGCTACTCACGGGACTACCAAACCCTGCTTAGAGACAACAGTATATTTGGGTACGTTGCGAGAGAAAGTGTCACTGGTGTTCCACAGTACGAACTAATGCAGGTGGATGAAAAGGGTCAGCCTATTTGGGACAAAAATACAAAACGCTTTCAGACGATAACAGTGCCCGGAAGATCCGGATGGCAAGCGAAAGTCGATCCAGAAACACTAGCTTTTAACCGGAACTTCCTGATAAAGACGTATAGGTTGGACAGATAAGATGGCAGACTGGTCCAGGTATCTTGCGCATCCGTTACATCCGGACATGGTTATAGATCCCGACTCTGCAAAGAAGCAGGGTGACGGCTGGATGTATGACGCGACGAATACGGCTAGTGGAACGATTGTTCCGTTACCGAGTGCCATTCCATTTGGTCCGCAAGCTTTGATAAAGGGAATAAACGACGACGAATCTGATGTATATGCAAACCTTGACGCTGTTCTAAGCCGGATAGACTTTATCTCCAGTAGTCCGGGAGGAATGTTGGAGAAAACCATAATACCCGCCGCCACAAGAGCCCCAGCTACCGTTATGGGAGCGCCTGTGGACATTGCGAACATGGCGCTGCAGGGTCTTGTAGATGTACCCATAAACGTTATGGACTGGGCCTTTAAAGGCTTTCCGAGCGGAATGCCCTTTACGAGATACCTTTCTACTGAAGTCCCTGTTGGAGGCAGTGAATTTCATGCCCGTAGAATGCAGGAAGTAGGAGACGTAGCCCGTGAGGGTATCCGCGCCACCGAAAAGTTGGGATGGAACGTAGATATCCCAGACTGGGTTCCCTTTGCAGAAGATGAAAGGGTGGGGGTCCGAACGTTGCTGGAGCCTTTTGCCTTCAACACGACGGTAGACGAAAGCACGAGAGCACGAGAGTACGTATCTCTGATATCACAGATAGCAACAGCCGCCCCTATGGAAGGTGCCCTTATTGCCAAACTTGCCGTTCGATTAGCTAAGACAACAAAGAACGTAACAAGGAGAGCTGTCTACGACGCCATAAGCGAGATGCAGGTCAATGATCCTACTACTGCCGCCCTCTATGAAGGCTTAATGGGTGGTGGTGTAGGTGGTGGCATGATCGCCTCTGTAGAGGCACTAGAGCGGGGTTGGCCCGACGCTCCGCAATGGGCCAAGAATACAATTATGGCGGGAGGCGGAATCATTCTTCCAATAGGGGGGATGACAGCCGCTACTGCAGCCTGGGACGTAGGTATTAAAGTTCCTTTCGTCAGTATTCCGCTACGAATTTTGCGGGGAGCAGCAGAGAGCCTGACCGTTAGTGGTGCAGAACGAGCAGCGGCACGGGCAGCACAAACCTTTGGTTCTGACTGGAAAAACCGGAGTCAGATTTTAGGCGTTACCGGACAACTCAGACTGGCCTTGAAAGAAGGCCGCGAGATGGACACGCTGACCCGTATTTCCTTCACGACACCACAATTAGCCCGTAATGAGGCGCGGGTACTAGAGGCGCAGTTAAAAGCATCTTCAAAAGAGATGTCTATTTCTGATATTTCTGCACAGGAGCAGTTGATATATGAACTTCGCCGGTTCGCCAATTTCCAGGAAGGGCACCTGAAAAGTTTATCAGAAAGCGGAGGAATAGGAGCCGCCGCGTATGCCAAGTATTCTGAGCGACTAATACAGAGACGGGACTCTATTTTTCAGGCTCTTGATGAAGCCCTTCTTAAAATGGATCTTGGGGGGAGGTCCGATTTTGACGTAGAGCCCGCTGTTATAGAAGCGGATTATGCACAAGGACTCGCGACGGGAAATTTTGAATTTAATGTAAATCGCACAAGGGCTGTGCAAAATGGCCGTCTGGGCAGCTTAGAGCCAGAGCAGATTCAGGCCATGACTACCGCCTACGACGGGCTGATGGCTAAACTTGAAGATGCCACACGCCAGTCTGTGGACGATGCAACGGAGCGGGCAGCCGCACTTCGGCAGTCTATGCCAGAGAACATGAGCGCCCAAGACAAAACAGATTTTAATACGTGGATTCTCAGGGAACTAGAAACCTCCTACCTAGAAGTAGATACGCTGGAAGATATTCTGTGGAAAAGTATCGGGGGTCTGGAACAGCCCAAGACGAACTCTTATGTCACGCCGGATGGGCAAGATCTTGGTCCACAACTAACTATAGATGATGTTCCTATAGGAGAGTACTTCGCGGGAAAAGCAGCGGCTCTCCTCGGCGGGGAAGCAGTCAACCAAAGTAAATGGTTGTGGAAACTCGCTGGAAGAGACGCCCTTGTGGCTCAAGCTGCAAAAGGAACGGGTGCCGATGCTGAAAAAATTGCTAGGCAAAATCTGGAAGTAACAACCGCCGAAAACCGTTTGAATGAGGCACAAACAAAACTTGACCGTGCGACAGATGCCCTTAACCGGGTCGAGGCCGATTCCCTCGCGGCTCTGACCAGTCCGGACCCCGAGTTCATCCCGGACAGCTCTCTTTTCGCGCGCTTCGCTCGGGCGAAAGATAGGGCGGTCTCTAAATGGGAAGCGGCTGGGGATGCAGTCCAAAAGGCTGAAAATAGGTTGGCAGAAGCCAGAGCAAAACTGGAAATCTCTTCCGGACAAGGTGTTGAATTTGAAGGGTCCCCTGTAAATGTATTAGACGAAATTTACGACAGCAGTGCCTTGGGTGTTAGAAATGTGGACGGAGTACCGGTGGGGCGCAGCGCCCAAGAACTTCAGAACATAATATCTATCCTTAAACGTGAGCAGTCTTTTGAACAGGGCCGTTCTGTTAGAAACCCGGCCAAGATTGCGGCTATAGGGTCTATGATAGACGACTTACAAAGAGCTATTCCAGAAAACTTTGAGTTCCTTGATACCACCTTATTGAATGCGGCACGTCGCATGACGGCAACCAAAAAGGCGCTCTTTGAAAAAGGTTCTGTCGGACGACTCAGAGGGTTTAACACCAGGGGAGAGGCCAACGTAAGTATTGAGAATATTTCAGATAAATTAGTTCCTGTAAAAGGGCAGTCCACTAGTCTACGAGAACTGGAAGGTGCCCTTGGTGCCCGGTACGGAGCGATGACCGGGGAGAATACCCCATTCCGGCTCGTTACCGGGGACGATGGAGTCGTTCGCCCAGAGCTGGATCCTGACTTTAATTTGGAAAAGTATGCCGCCGCACCCCCGCCGCCTTTCGAGATGATTCAGGTGAATGGAGGACGCTCTCGTGGTTTAAGGGTTGCCGAAGGCACCCAACCAAATGAAGCTAACATAAGAGCCGTAAGAGAAACCTTATGGGACAGGTTCAAAGAGCTTGGAGCAGGGGACAAGTTTGATTCCGCTGCTGCGGAAAGGTGGCTTTCAAACAACGCAGATGCGTTAGCGTGGCTTAGAAAAGCTACGGGGGAAGATACGGGATTTGAGAATTTAACAGCCGCAGAGGGGGTTGTTCAGTCCATAAAGGGTGGGACAGCCAAAAATCTTGATGATACCGTAAATACTCTCCGGGAAGCTGGTGCTTTCAACGACGAATTTACAGAAGCGGGATACCGCATGATGGTCAAGGAAAATGACCGCAGAGTAGCAAACATGAACTCTGCGGCAATATTCCTTGATAACCCGGATCCATTAAAAATGGGACCCGATTTCCTGAATGAGTATTTAAAAAACCCTCAGATCTTAGGCGAAACACTTAAAGTTCTTGACAACGGTCTGCTTCCAGACGGGAGCAACCCCGCCTTAGAAGGCTTCAAACGAGCCGTGTCAGAAGCCATAATCCAAAGAGGACTGACAGACGGAACCGGATTGGGAGGTACCGGAACCCGCGCAGCGCAGGACGCAAGAGAATTATCCGCAAGTCTGGGAAGAACTGTCACGGTTTGGGACCCCGCAGCCTTGTCCGGTATGGCAAACGACGCTCGATTTGGGCGCTTGCTTGGCGAACTTTACGGAGACAGTGGTGCGGAGACGTTCCGTCTATTTGCCGAAGGGGCACGTCTCCAATCCATTATTAGCGATTCCGCTACACCCGGAGTGCGGATGAAGGATCTTGTTTCTGACGAATGGGCCGGGAATTTAGGCCGTTGGGCTGGAGGATGGATTGCACAATACACACCGATCAGCTCTCTTGTCCTGACAGGAGTAGGCCGCAGATATAGTATGGCAGCGATATCCAATGTACGCGGAAACGCAATAGATTTGATACTTATTGATCTCCTGATGAACCCCAGATTAGCTGACGCCGCAATTACTAAGTATCCGGTACGACCTCCGAATGCCAACGATGACCCGGCAAGCAGAATAATTCTCTGGGCACAGAAAAGATTTATCGACGACAATGCAAGGCGTATTGAAAGAATAGGGCGCAGTCCTTCGATTCTTTATGAAATAGGTGATCCCTACAAATATGAAGGAAGCGCGGAAGAAACAGATCAGCAATCTTCTCTGGACCTGGCACCTCCCACTATGGCCTCCCGGATGCCGCCAAACCGTCCGCCTGTTTCCGAGTCCACGCTGAGCAGCGCAAATCCGCTTCAGTTCGCAGGAGCGTCCCCGCCCCCACAGCAGTTCGCGGCAGCGTCCCCGCCCAGCGGCGCACCAAACCGGGAGACCTTAGCGAACTTGGACCAGCTTGGGATACCTCTCTTCGCCAACAAGGGTGGCCTAATAAACTCAGGGTCCAAGGGCATCATGTCCATTGGCTGCAAGCCGCGCCAAATAGTTGCGTGAGCCACTACACCAGCCATTTCCGGGCCTCCTCCCCCAATATATGATCCGCCACCGAAATCTTATCGCGTAACGCGCCTACGATTTTCTGGTCTACCGTGTTGGGCGCAACCAGATCGATATACGTGACCTTGTTGGTCTGCCCTATGCGGTGCGCGCGGTCCTCCGACTGCAATCGCAGCTCCAGGTCATAGCTGTTGCTATAGTAGATGACGGTGGCTGCCGCCGTCAGCGTCAGCCCATAGCCGCCGGTTTTGGGGTGCCCCACGAGGAACCTTGAATCGGAGTGACAATCCTGGAATGTTTCCACGATATGCTGTCGCTCGTGACCCGGAGTTTCCCCGTGGAGCGTTGCAACCGCTTGTACGCTGAAGCGGTCGCGCAGGGCCTCGGCAATCGAGCGAATGTCGCGCGACCATGTCGCCCATATGATTGCCTTGCCCTGTATCTCGTCGCAGATGTCCAGAAGCTCGCCGAGCCGATTGGACGGCAGGTCGTGAACCTCTCCCTCGTCATCGGTCAGATGACCCAGGCAGATTTGCTGAAGCCGCAAGATCTGCGTCAACACATTCTTGGTCGTCGCAAATTCCCCGCTTTCGAGGCGCGCTAGTGCCAGCTCGGACATTTGTCCATATGCCGCCTTTTGCTCGTTCGTCAGCTCGACGCGACGCAGCATGTAGACCTTATCCGGGAGGTCCAGGCAGTCTTCTTTACGCACACGATAGGAATTAGCCTGGAGCTTCTGCGTCAGTTCGTCCAGTCTGCGGAACCCGACAATATGGTCGAACGAGTGCGAACCCAGCACGCGGCGCTCGACCACGGCGTAGCGACCACGAAAAGCGTAGAAGCTCCGGAAGCCAAGAATGCCGGGGTCCAGAAATTCCATTTGGCTGTACAGGTCCATCGGGCTCTTCGTCACAGGAGACCCGGTCAGGATTCGCTTCATCGTCGCGAGGTTGCCGATTCGACAGATCGCTTTCGTTCTCTTGGCGCGGCGGTTCTTGATGGTTGTGGATTCGTCTACCACCATCAACGTGCGGTGTTTGCCCACGAAGAACTCGGCGATTTCCACACCCTTTCGCGTGCTGAGCGCCTCGACGTTCATCAGCAGAACCTTGAGTTCGCTATTGGCACCCCGGCTAAGCTCCTGAAGCTCCTTCCGCTTAGCCTGAGTCAGGCTGGGATTCCAAATGACAATCCTCCGCTGGATGCTCGGAGATAAGTGCCTCTCGATTTCCCCCGGCCAGTTGGTGACCACGCTCTTCGGCGCGATAACGAAGAGCAGGTCGATACGCTTGTCCAGGAAATTGGAGGCGGCGGTGTCTATGACGACCTTGGTCTTGCCGGTCCCCATGTCCATGAGCAGGGCATAGCCGGGAAGCGCCACGCTTGCCTCGAACGCCTTGCGTTGGTGTGCATAGGGTTCAGAAAAAAATTGAAAAGCCACCAGATTTCCCTTGTCATCGAAGGATGAGTCCTATATATCTGCCGCTGGTGGTCATGTCAACCATCGATGCATGAACCGAGAAAAGGGTGAACGATGAATGACTTATTAGAAGAGATGGCGGGTGACCGGGGAGATGCCCCATCGGGAATCGACCAGCTCCAGGGCGGTGCCCTGGACAAAATTAGCCGCCTCGCCGGAGAGGTCACGGCGTTGGAGCAAGAGGTGGCGGATGCCGAGTCCGTGTTCAAGGCTAAACAGAAGCAACTGAGAACGATCACCGACGAGCGGCTCCCGGAAGCGCTGGAAGATGTCGGCATGGAAAAGGTTGTCATGCGCGACGGCAGCGAGATCGCGGTCAAGCAGTTCTACTCCGCGTCTATCCCCAAGGACAGTCGCGAGGAGGCTTTCGCGTGGCTCCGGGCCAACGGCTTCGGGGATCTAATCAAACTTACTCTCTCCGTGGTGTTGGATCGCGACGCGGCGGAGGAACAGGCGCGCGAGCTAAGAAGCGCGTGTCATGCGCTCGGGCTTTCGTTCAACCTCGGCGAGAAGGTGGAATCCGCCACCCTGCGCGGATGGCTCCGCGAACTCGTAGAGTCGGGCAGCACCGCGCCAGACTCCATCACATCCTTCATAGGCCGCAGGGCCGTCCTCAAGCGAAAAGGAAATTGACATGGCAAAGGCAGTAGCGAAGCGCAAGAAAACAGAAGTGGCCGTGCTGGACGCGGACGCCTTCGTCCAAGCGGCGGGCCAAGGTGTAACTGATCTGGGCGAGGGCGATCTCGCCATGCCCATGATTAAGTCCTTGCAAAAAGTCAGCCCCGAGCTAGACGACCACGCCGACGCCAAACCCGGCGACATCTACAACTCCGTAACCCAGGAGCGGGTCTCCGGCTCGGAGGGAATACGTGTCGTCAACTGCGCCTACTCGCTAACTTTCATTGAGTGGGAGCCTCGCGGCACGGGAAGTGGCGCTCCATTCGCCATCTACTCCGCTGGTGACAAGCTGCCCGCGACAGAGCGCGGGGAAGATAACAAGGACTACGTGGTTGACGGCGGTGGCCGTTATCTGGAAAGGACCGCGCAGCATTATATACTGGTGTTCGACGACGAGGGGATGACCCAACAGGCCCTCTTGCCCATGAAGTCCACGCAATTGAAAAAGAGCAGGCAGTGGAACTCGGCCATGAAGGCCACCAAGATGCAAGATTCGAGGGGTGCCCTCTTCGTGCCGCCAAGGTTCAGCCACATTTGGCGTCTAACCACGGCGCTAGAAGAGAACAAAAACGGCTCCTGGTACGGCTGGGCCGTGACAAAAGAAGGAGTCATCAAGGACCCGGCCCTGTACGCCGAAGCCCGGCAGTTCCACGAAAGCATCGTAGCGGGTCAAGTCAAGGTGCGGCATGTCCGCGAAGAGGACCGCACCGACGACGACGAAAACATACCGTTTTAACGGGGGGTGAGGGGAGGGCACTCCTCCCCTCAACCTGTTCCAGATGCCTGGCACAAGCACAGAACGATTCGCGCGCCTATTCCCGGGACTTAACCGGGCATATGGGGCCGTGGACTTAACTGGACGAGACCCCTCCGGCAAGCAAACCGGAAAGTATAAATTCGTCCACGAACCACGGACCACGGCTACGTTTACCGCGCACCTCGACGGTACATCGTCTATCGGCGTTGTCCCTATAGACGAGAAGAACGAGTGCCGGTGGGGGGCGCTCGACATCGACCGCTATCCCCTGGACCTCACCTCCCTCGTCGCGCGGCTCGACAAGCTGGCGCTACCGTTGGTGGTCTGCCGTAGCAAATCCGGGGGAGGACATCTATATCTCTTTCTCACCGCTGCCGTGCCAGCGGGAAAACTGCAAAATCGCCTGAAGGAAATAGCCTCGGAAATCGGCTACGGCGATTGCGAGATATTTCCAAAACAAATCAAACTGGTACTGGAGCGCGGCGATAACGGCAACTTTCTGAATCTGCCATATTTTGACGCCGAGAACGGCCTGCGATACGCCATAAAGAATGACGGCAGCGCCGCCACACTGGACGAGTTTCTCGACTACGCAGAATCCGCAGCCATCTCAGAGGACCAGCTCGACACCCTCCTCACGCAACCATCAACCGCCGTTGACGGCACGCTGCCGGACGGGCCACCGTGCCTTCAGGCACTGATCCGACAGGGGTTCCCCCAGGGCACGCGAAACAACGGCCTCTTCAACCTTGGCGTCTACCTCCGAAAGGCCTTCCCTGACGACTGGGAAACGCGCATCTTGGAGCACAATCAGACGATCATGGAGCCGCCCCTTGACCTTCCAGAGGTCAATGTCGTGGCCACTCAACTAAAAAAGAAGGACTACCAGTACAGGTGCGAGGACCAGCCGGTACGAGGCTACTGCAACAAGGACCAGTGCCGAGGCCGGAAGCACGGTGTCGGCGGCGGTGCCAACACCCCGACCGTAGCCAACTTGCGCAAGTATGGGCACGAGCCGCCGCTCTGGTTTTTGGACGTAAACGGCAGTCCCGTCGAATTAGACACCGAGGGCCTTCAGCGCCAGAATCGCTTTCAGTTGCTTTGCCTGGAGCAGATCAACTACATGCCGCGAACCATGACCCGGCAGGCCTGGGAATCTCTCATCAACGTGCTGCTGCGCACGATGCTAGATACTGAGGGTGCCTGCATCGCCGCCTCGGAGGATACGAGCCTTCGCGGCCAGTTCTATGATCTGCTGGAGGACTTCTCAACGCACATGCAGTCCGCCATAGACAAAGAGGAAATCCTGCTGCGCCGCCCGTGGACCGACGAGGAAACGGGCCGCACTTATTTCCGGCTCAAGGATTTCGAATCCTTCCTCAAGCGAAACAAATTTCTTGACTATCGATCAAATAGGATTGCGCAACGTCTCCGCGACATTGGCGGGGAATCTCAACGGTTCCGAATCAAGGGGAGAATTGTCCGCTGCTGGTCGATTCCCGCGTTCGCGAAGATTGACGGCGACGACTTCGAAACCCGCTTCCATGATGATGAGGTGCCTTTCTGATGAAACCGCATGACCCCACGCTTTGGCATGACCTGCTGCGGGAGCTTCGCAAAGAGGCGCGGCTCACTCAAAAGGAGTTGGCCCAATACACCGGGCTATCGCAGCGCACTATCGCCGACTACGAGAATCCCAAGAGAGGGCGGCAGCTCTCCATCAACAAGGTGGAGCGCATCGTCGATACCCTTGGCTATGACCTCGACATCATTCTGCGAGCCGACTGATGTTCAGGTATTTTGGCCCCCCGGGCACCGGCAAGACAACGCGGCTACTGAACCAAGTAGACGACCTACTACGCGGGGGGATGGCACCAAACGACATTGGCTACTTTGCGTTCACCCGGCGGGCCGCGCATGAAGCCCGCGACCGGGCAGCGGCGCGCTTTAATCTAGACCCCAAAAAGGATCTGCTCTATTTCCGCACCCTACACAGCTTGGCCTTCCAGGTCCTGGGGATGACCTCGGCGGACGTTCTGAATCCGGCGAACCTCAGAGAATTTGGTGCCGAAACTGGCATCGACCTGTCGAGCAGCGGCGCGGAGAACATTGCAGACGACGGCTTCATACTGCTGAAAAGCAATGACCCAATCATGCGCGCCATCGACCTCGCGCGAAACTCGCTGCGCGGAGAGCATTACGCTTACAACGCCATTGAGTTGGAGATGCCATACTACGAGTTCACTCACATCTATACCGAGTACCAGCGATTCAAGGAAATGCACGGCCTGAAAGACTTCACAGACATGATGGTGGCGTTGTCGAAGAAGCCGGAGCGGCTGCCATTTTTCCGGGTTGTTTTCCTGGACGAGGCGCAGGACTTAACGCCGCTACAGTGGACGGTCGCGCATCATCTAGGCGACCGCGCTGACCGCATGTTCGTAGCCGGTGACGACGACCAGGGGATTTACCGGTGGGCAGGTGCCGATATCAACCGCTTTATTTCACTCCCCGGCGGGTCTGACACACTGACGCAGTCCTACCGGATACCGAGAAAAGTCCACATGCTGGCAGAGACCGTCTCCTCGCACATTCGGCACCGGCAGAAAAAGCACTGGCTACCGCGCGCCGCCGAGGGGTCCGTGCACAAGATTTACGATCCGCATACTCTGGATTTTAATGGTGCCGAGTGGCTGATCTTGGCGCAAGCGAACTACATGCTAGACGAACTCTCGGAGCGCCTTGTTTCGACGGGCCAGTATTTCGAGCGACGGGGAACTGCCTCGCTCAAGGCCGACATACGCGGCGCGATCAGCTCCTGGACACATCTGCACGAAGATCCCGCACACGAGCTTTCGCACAAAGAGGCCGTGAACCTATTCAATCACATTTCCAGCGGGGAGAAGCTGGCGCGGGGGGCAAAGAAGCGGCTCTCCTCGGCGAACGAGCAAGACCTCTTCAGTTTGTCAACACTGCGCGAGCACTTTGGACTGAGAACCGAGGCCGAGGACTGGGACGTAGTCCTGGACCGAATTGGCGATGAGGACCGAGCCTACGCCACGGCTCTCCTCAATCGCGGCGTGAACCTGTTCGAGCCGCCCAAGATTAAGCTAAGCACAATACATGGAGCCAAGGGCGGAGAGGCCGATAACGTACTAGTCTATCTTGACCTATCAACACGCGCGCTCCAGGAAATGGAGCGGCACCCAGACGATGCTCAGCGCGTGCTATATGTTGCCATTACCCGCGCCAAGGAGAACCTTGTGCTCAAGATGCCCGACGACGCCCAACGAGGATGGGCGCTATGACCTCGCACCTTCACGCCGTGCCAGATTCCGTTTGGGGGCCGCACCGGACACCGGCAACGCGGGTCATCATCGAAAGCCCCTTCGCCGAGAACCCTAGCGCGCCCGACAGGGCGCATCTCGCCTACGCCAGAAGATGCCTCCGGGATTCCCTATTGCTTGCCGAGGCACCTTTCGCCCCGCACCTACTGTACCCCCAGGTACTGGATGACGATGCGCCGTTCCAGCGAGCGATTGGTCTACAACGCGCCTTCCGCTGGTACGGGGTCGCCGACCTATGCGCCGTTTACACCGACCTGGGGATCTCGGGCGGCATGAGGCAAGGCATTGAATACGCAACAAAAATTGGACTTCCAATCGAAGAAAGGAGCCTCAACGATGACCGCGAACCACGCTAAGAAGGCACTCCAAGAAGCGGGTCGCCTGATTGAAACGTCTCGCGCCAACAGCTACGGGAGCGTCGCCAAGAATCACGAGAACATCGCCAGATTGTGGGACGCCTATATGCATAACAAGCACCGCATCACTGCCGAGGACGTGGCGAACATGATGGAGCTGCTAAAGATTGCTAGGCGAAAGCTCGGGGTGCTGCACGAAGATAACTACATCGACGGGGCCGGATACGCCGCAGTGGCCCTGGAGTGCGCCCAGGCCGAGGCGGAAGAGGATGCTAGGAAAAGAAAGTGAAAACCAACTTGAAGCGACCAACATGGGGAGTGAAAACGGAATGGGCACCAGTCGAAGAGCTGCCAGAAACCCCGTCGAGCATAAAGGAGATCGCAATCGACTTGGAGACGCGCGATCCACGGCTCAAGACCCATGGGCCAGGATGGCCGACCGGGCATGGCGACGTGGTGGGGATCGCGATAGCATACGAAGGGTTCAAGGCCTACCTTCCTTTTGGCCACGAGGGAGGCGGCAACCTCGACAAAACCATCGTCCTACGATGGTTTAAGAGAGAGATAGCCAAGCACCCCGCCGACAAGATCTTTTACAATGCCAGTTACGACGTTGGCTGGCTGCGGCACCTTGGCATCAAGCTCTCCGGGAACTTAATAGACGCCATGCTGGCGACGCCGCTGCTCGACGAGAATCGGCGCAGTTACGCACTGAACGAGGTTGCTTACGATTATCTTGGCAAGATGAAGTCTGAAGCGGCGTTGCGGGAGGCGGCGCAGGAATTTGGCGTTGACCCCAAGGCCGAGCTGCACAAGCTCCCCGCGCTCTTCGTCGGTGAATACGCCGAGGCCGATGCCCAACTTACCCTTGAACTGTGGCACGTCCTAAAAGCGGCGCTGACCACCGAAGACCTATGGCCGATTTTCGAGCTTGAGCTTGAAGTGTTGCCGATCTGTATTGAAATGACCCTGCGCGGAATCCGCGTTGACCTCGACGCCGCCGAGCGGTTGAAGCAGGATTTCGCTAAACAAGTTCGTGGCATCGTCCGGGAGATCAGGAAGGAGACCGGAGTGCCGGTCGAGCTGTGGGCAGCGGCGTCCGTGGCGAAAGCCTTCGACAAAATCGGCATCAGCTACGGGCAGACCCCGACCGGGAAGCCTTCTTTCACAAAGAATTTCCTGTCGCAGCACGAGCACCCAATCGCGCAAAAAATCGCTCACGCCAGGGAGCTGGACAAAATTGGAAACACCTTCCTGGCAAGCATTTTCCGGCACGCCCACGCGGGCCGTATCCACGGCCACATTAACCAGTTGCGCGGCACCCGAGGTGGCACCGTCTCCGGGCGCATCTCCATGGCCAACCCGAATCTCCAGCAGATCCCGGCGCGCAATCCGGAGATGGCCAGGAAAATCCGAGGACTCTTCGTGCCAGAAGCCGGTGAGCAGTGGGCATCGATGGACTTCGACCAACAAGAACCGCGCATCCTCGTGCATTTTGCCAGCCTCACGAACCGTGGCCTAACGGGGTCCGACGCCTTCGTCCAGGCCTACCGCTCAGACCCTACAACCGATTTCCACCAGATGGTGGCCGACATCGCGGACATTCCACGCAAACAGGCCAAGACCATCAACCTCGGTATAATGTACGGCATGGGTCAGACGCGACTGGCGGAGACGCTCGACGTGTCTCCGGCCACGGCGAAAAAGCTGATGCAGCAATACCATCTCGACGTTCCCTTCGTGAAAGCCCTGATGGACACCGTGCAGAGGCGCGTATCAAACCCCCTCAAAGGTGGATTTGTACGCTCGCTCCTGGGGCGTAAATGCCGCTTCGATCTCTGGGAACCGAATCTTTTCGTCAGTGCCAAGCCGCTGGCTCGCGCCGAAGCCCTGGTGGACTACGGCGACAATATCAAACGCGCATACGTTTACAAGGCGCTAAACCGGTTGATCCAGGCCTCCGCTGCCGACCAGACGAAAGCCGCCATGGCCGCAATCTACCGCGAGCGGGGGGCCATCCCGCTGGTGCAGATTCACGATGAGCTGGCTTACTCTGTCCCGGAAGTGACCGTGGCCCGTGACCTCCGGAAAATCATGGAGGACGCGGTCGAGCTGGAGGTGCCTACACCAAGCACCATCGCCGCCGGGCCGAGCTGGGGTGCCTTGACCAAGGTGGAGGAATCCGATACCCTCCCAGAGCGCGAGAATGAGGAAGAGGAGAATGAAGAATGAACCCGAGAAAATGGAAATCGGTGGTGGTACCAATCAGCGTGTACCGCTACCTGCGCGAGAGAGCGCAGGTGAATCATCGAACGATCGGCGGCGAACTGACCCATTGGGTGGAAAAGATGCAGACCGAGACGGAGGAAGCTGCATGACGACCCCTGTCGTAACCATTGCTGCGTTCTACCTGATCGTGGCGCTGTTTGCCCTTGCTGCCTGACCGGCGGTTCCACGTAATCTACGCCGATCCACCGTGGTCCTTCCGCGCCTGGGGGCCGGGAGGCTATGGCCGCTCGCCTACGCGACATTATGACTGCATGACGCCAGCCGATATCTGCGCGCTGCCCATAGCGGACATTGCAGAGGCCGACTGCGCGCTGTTTTTGTGGGCTACCGATCCGATGCTGCCCGATGCCTTGCGCACGATGGAGAGCTGGGGCTTCCGGTACCGCACCGTGGCCTTCGTATGGGCGAAGCTAAATTCTCGCGCACCGGCCTCTGGCTTCAGCGCCGACGATTTTGCCATTGGCACCGGCTACTGGACCCGCGCAAATCCTGAAATGTGCCTGCTCGGCACGCGAGGAAAGCCGCAGCGGGTCTCCCGCGCCGTGCGCCGCCTGGTGATCGCCAACCGGCGGGAGCATTCGCGTAAACCCGACGCCGTCGCTGATGGTATCGTCGAGCTTATGGGCGACGTTTCCAGAATTGAGCTGTTCGCCCGAGAGAGCCGCGCTGGCTGGGAATCCTGGGGGGACCAAGCCGTGAAATTTGACACCCGCAAGCCGCTACCCTAAGATGCTAATAGGGGCCCTATAGCGACACTT